GTGGCGTTAGGATGGGAAGTTCTTTACCCCACAGAAGAATTTCCTTATCAAACTTTAAAATTGTATCTTTTACTTTTAACGATTGAACTTGACCTATAATGCTTCAAATCTTATCACGACATCACGACCTTTGGTTGTCTTATGTTTTAAGTTTTGGTGTGAATCCTGACACCGCAAAAGATATAGTGCAAGAATTTTATTTAAAAATGCACAATTATAATAAGGATATTATGGCTAATGACGATGTAAATTTTTACTTCGTCTATTTAGTTTTAAGGAATATGGTATTTGATTTAAAGCGCAAGGAAAAGAAGTTTTACTTTACTCAAGAAATACCAGCGTTAGAAGAAGAAGAATACACAGAAACCGACACAAGCAAAAGTGAATATATCACAAAGTGGATTAACGATAATACCGTAGATGAAATAGAATACAATAGCATAGACGATTTAGAAAATATTTATCACGCTTATATTTTTAATCAAGTAATACTTGAGAAAAAAAGCATTAAGCAGTTGGAAAGAGAAACGACTATTACTTACCATTCATTACGGAATACAGTCCAGATAATTAAGAACGAAATAAAAAGAAATTATGAAACTTGGTACAACACTCGAAAGGATATTTAAGTTTACTGGCATTGCTTGGGTGGTGAAGAAGATATGGGGCGAAGATTGCGGATGCGAAGAACGAAAAGAAAAATTAGACAATATTAAAATTTTCAGAGAATGAAACAAGAAAACTATGATTTGTGGACTGAATTTCGTGCAATAAAATCAAACACCTTAACCAAAGCCGATAGAGAACTAATAGTAAAAATATATGCAGAAGAACTTAATCAAAGGATTACGGTTGATTGCGGATGTAGCGGTAAGGTATGGCAACAAAGAATTAACGCTATAAATGAACTTTATGACAAAGGATGATACCGAACAATATGAAAAGACTATATGCTTATGGTGAAATGGTTTTTTAGATTTTAGACTTGACTGGGTAGGTGATGAAAATACTTTCTATGATTTGAGGGGATTGACACCTAACAATAATAAGTGTGTTATTGAAATTAAGGTAAGGAAAAAGTACTACAAGGATAAAATGATTGAAAAGTACAAATATGATAAGTTAATGTCTTTACCTGACGATGTGGTTAAACTTTACTATGTGAACGACCCAAAAGGGGCATACATATATTGGCTTAATAACATAGAATTGCCAAAATTAGAAAGCATAAGATGTCCTTCTACTACTATGTGGTCAAAAGACCGAAAAGATAAAGAAGTTTACTTATTACCAGAACGCTTGGCTTCAGTTGTTGAATGGTCTACAATTACAGAAAATGATGTGTGGTATTAAAATAATTTAAACTTTTTTAAACAATTTTGTTTGTAATTAGAAAATAGTTTGTATATTTGAAGTGTTAATCATTAAAACAATAATTATGAAAACACTTGGAAAACTATTTAAGAAACTACAAATTATATTTTTATATGTTTCTTTTGCTTATGTAGGTTATCAACTTGGAGTAATCATTTCAAATCTTTAGGTTATGTATAAGACAATAGAAGGAACATTTAATTACGAAGATGTAGACTTTGATTATAAAGTTTCATATTACGAAGGTGATAGGGGTGATTACTATACTGCACCATCGCCACCAGAAGTAGATATAGAATTTATTGGATTCTTACCAGATTGTGATTTATACGAATGTTTAGATAACAAAGTAATTGAAGCATTAAAAGAATATATAATAGAAAGTGAATAATCTACATTCATATATCTTTTTAAATTCTTCGAAGTATGCTTTGGACACTTTAACCGATTGGTACGAAAAGAAACCAAAGAACAAAGAACTTCAGAATCTAATAAAGTCGGTTCAATATATCATAGAACACACTAATATGATAGAACTGGAAAGGCAAATGTATAAAGACCACTTTAATTTATTAAGTGAAGAACATCTAAAATTAAAACACGAACTTAATGACATCTGGGATGCGAAAGACAAGAGCAACACAACAACAAAGAATCGCTAATTTAGAGCAGTCGCTTTATGTGTTAGCATTAAGACTTGAACAACTAAACAAACGAATAGATGATACACAAGGTACTACCAACACAGATACACACGATAGAGAACAACAAGGGACTGATTAAAGTTTATACTGAAAAGGAATACCAGCATTTAACTTGGTGGCAATTAGTCAAGCATCAATATAACATCCAAAAGCTATGATTATTTTATTCGACATAGATAGCTTACTTTATTCGGCTTGTTATAATGTAGATTCACCAGAGGAAGCAATGTTTAAGTTTGATGAATTTTTTCAAAAGACTATAAACGATTTGGATGAATTTTACGAAATAGAAGAAGTAATTCCTTTTGGACTTTCTAAAAACAACTTTAGAAAATACATCACAAAAAAATACAAAGCCAACCGAACAAGCGAAAAGCCAAGATACTTTGATGTCTTATGTAAGTATGTAGAGAAGTACTACGAACCTGAAATAGCCAACGGAATGGAAACAGACGATTTAGTGGCTATATTCCAAGAAAAGATAGGACACGAAAATTGTATTATAGTTTCAATAGACAAAGACTACAACCAGTTCGAAGGAACAATCTATAACTACAATAAAAGAAAATTCATTACCTTGTCAAAAGAAGATGCTTTATATAACTTCTATGAGCAAATGATAGTCGGTGATACAGCAGACAATGTGAATTATTGTGTTGGGTACGGAAAGGCATACGCAAAAAAGCTATTTGAAGGCGTTTCTACGGACTTTGGCTACAAGAAGAAGGTTTTAGGTCTATTTAAAGAAATCTATCGCTCAAAAGGTCGTGAACGCTTTATAGAATGTTATCACTTACTTAAACTTGGCTACCGATGAAAGTACAATTAGATAATGTGGATATTATAATATGCCAAATGATTGGCAGGTTTAGATGTATGTCTAATAAGGCACACGGTATAAAAGAATCAAAGAAAAGTAAAAAAAAGTGTGAGAAGATAAATGTAGAAGGATTTATGGCTGAATATGCTTTTTGTAAACACTTTAATATATTCCCAGACTTTGATATTACACCAAGAAGCGGAAGTTATGATGCGCTTTACAATGGCTATCGATATGATATAAAATCAACAATACATAAAAATGGAAGGTTAATTGCCACAACTAAAGTAAATCCAGATGTAGATATTTATATTTTAGCTATTTTAGAGGATACAGAAGTAGACTTTATAGGATATGCTTTTAAACACGAATTAATACAACCAGAAAACATAAAAGATTTAGGATATGGGGATACCTATGTTTTAGAAAGAGATAAACTACATAAATTTAAAGATGGACACACATAAGAAATTAGCAGAAATTAAAGAAGATATAAAACAAAGAAGCGAAAGCTATTCAGACGAAATAGTAGGAAGGGTAATAGATTTATTTAAGGAACGCTCAATAAAGGGAATACTTAAATACAACACAACTTTAAACGATAGTGAAGAAGGCTTACTGGCTTTTATAAAACACACACAAGAGGAACATATGGATTCTATTTTGTATTTAGAAAAAATGAAACAAATAATAAATGGATGAATACGAATTTTGGGAACACGACTACCATTGGGATTCAGAAGAATTATCAAGGTGAAGAAATAGAAGTAACCGAGAATAACTTTAGAATATTTTGGGTAAGGGGGATTAATCCTATAACAATGATAAAAGACTATTAAAAGATTACTAATGGAGAAACAAATACAAGAACAGATTATAGAAGTAATCGAAAGACTACACAAAGCAAAGATTACTACAAAGAATAGAAAAAGAGGAAATGTAACCGCAAGGGCAGTATATGCTAAATTATGTAAAGATATATTTCCTTATCTTTCTTTACAAAAAATAGCAAAACCTATTAATCGTGACCACGCTACGATTATACATATGTTTAAAATGATAGATAATCATCTAAAGAATGATAACGAATACATCAATCTTTACAAGAAAGCTTCTGTAATTATAAACAAAGATATTATAGCTACACAGAATGTAAAGGAAATGTCTTATTTAGAAAGTCTGGAAGAAAGAATTATTAATCTATCAAACGCACTAATAGACAAAAACAAACAAATAGAAGAACTTCAATCACAAAGAACAACTGAAAGGTATAAAGAATTTGATGCTATACCTGAAGAACTATTAGACACATTTATAGAAACAAGATTAAAACCATATTTAAAACTAAACAATGCCACTACCTAAAAGAACACCCACAGAAACAAGAGAAAAGTTTATAGAAAGATGTATGAGCGATTCCGTAATGAAAAGAGAATTTCCAGACAAAACACAACGATTAGCAGTATGTGCGGTACAATGGAGAAAACAATAAGCTATGAGAACAAATAAACAATACGAATATTCAGCAAAAGCAGTATTTTATTCTATGATTATAGGTGTTATACTTATATTGATAAACGCTATTGTATCTTAAAATAGAAAATTATTCGTTTTATAAGTACAGAGAGAAAACATAGAAATATGGCTAACGAAGAAAATCTTATACCTTATCAAAAAGGACAAAGCGGAAATCCTAATGGTAGACCTAAAGGTTCAAAGAATAGAAGTACCATTGCCAAGAAGTGGCTACAAGTAATTCAACAAACCGAAAATCCTTTAACTTTAGAATCGGAAGAATTAAGCCAAGAAGATTTAATTACTTTAGCATTATTAAAGAAAGCTGCTAATGGTGATGTGAATGCCTACAAAGCCTTAATGGATAGTGGCTATGGTTCACCCGTTCAACAAGTCGAACAGACTATTTTAGAACAACCTTTATTTCCAGATGTTCCAAAGGACAACAGCGACCAATAAAATACTGGCGTTAAACAAACGCATCAAGATAGTACAAGGTGGAACTTCGTCTTCAAAGACATTTTCCATCTTGGCTATTTTAATAGATAAAGCAATCAAGAATCCTGGTGTAGAAATAAGCGTAGTAGCCGAATCTATTCCACATCTTCGCAGGGGTGCATTTAAAGACTTCCTTAAAATCCTAAAGTGGACAAATCGTTACCAAGAAGAACAATTAAACAAATCACTTTTAAAGTACGAATTTAAGAACGGAAGTTACATTGAATTTTTTAGTGCAGACGATTCAAGCAAGTTAAGAGGGGCAAGAAGGGATGTACTTTATATCAATGAAGCTAATGCAATTAATTTAGATGCCTACAACGAATTAGCTATTCGTACAAAGAAAGAAATCTACATTGACTACAATCCATCTAATGAATTTTGGGTACATTCAGAATTAAAAGACCAAGACGATTCCGACTTCTTAATTCTTACCTACAAAGACAACGAAGCATTAGATAAAGGCATAGTAGAACAAATAGAAAAAAATAAAGAGAAAGCAAAGACATCTTCTTATTGGGCAAACTGGTGGAATGTATATGGACTTGGTCAGGTTGGTTCTTTAGAAGGCGTTATCTTTTCTAATTGGAAACAAATAGACACAATACCAAGCGATGCTAAACTTGTGGGTATAGGTTTAGACTTTGGTTACACTAACGACCCTACCGCTATTGTAGAAGTTTACAAATACAATGACCAAAGAATAGTAAACGAATTAGTCTATCGCACAAGAATGTTAAATTCGGACATCGTTAAAGAACTACCTAAAGGTGTTATAGTTTACGCAGATTCCGCAGAACCTAAATCAATCGATGAAATAAGAAGATACGGAATATCGATTAAGGGTGTAACAAAAGGAAAGGATTCTATAAACTACGGAATAGACATAATGCAAACACAAGACTACCTAATAACAAAAAGTAGTCAAAACCTAATCAAAGAACTTCGTTCATATTGTTGGGACACAAACAAAACTGGTCAAAGGCTAAACAAACCAATAGACCATTATAATCACGCAATAGACGCACTTCGTTATCACGAAATGGAATCTTTAGGATTAAAAGCCAATTACGGAAAATACGCTGTAAGATAGTCGTAAAAAATCAAAATAAAATCGTTTTATAGTTATGGAAGTTAAGATAAAAGTACCTACTGATTTATCGGATATACCTTTACACAAATACCAGAAGTTTCACAAGGTATTAGAAGTAAACCAAAACGCTGATGCAAATGACTTGTTTATTCAGGAAAAGATGCTTCAGATATTTTGTGATTTACCTTTAAGTGATGCGCTTAAATATCGTAAGTCTGATATAGATAATGTAACCGAAATGATAACGCAGACTTTAGAGCAGAAGCCAGACTTGGTTAGGACTTTTAAGTTAGGCGATACTGAATTTGGTTTTATTCCGAAGTTAGAAGATATGACCTTTGGTGAATATATCGATTTAGACAATTCAATAGGTGATATTAAAAACCTTCATAAAGCAATGGCGGTCTTATATAGACCAATAAAACAAAAGATAAAAGACAAGTACTTAATCGAAGAATACAGAGGGGATAATTATCACGAAGCAATGTTACACACTCCAATGGATGCGGTAGTTAGTAGTATGCTTTTTTTTTGGAATTTAGGAATCGAATTGTCGAAAGCTATGATAGCTTATTTGCAGGAGGGGGCGGAGGACTTAACGCCAGAGCAAATTTCGGTGCTAAATGGGGATGGTATCAATCAATTTATGCACTTGCAGATGGCGATGTTACCAAGTTTGAAAGTATAACAGAACTGAATGTAAACACTTGTTTATTGATGCTAATGTTTAAGAAAGAAAAAGCTGAAATAGAAGAACAAGAACTTAAAAGAAAAATGAAATGACATATAGGGGTATTCAATCATTCTACGATTTAACCACAAAGATAAAAGACATCCTACAAGCGGATGACAATGTCAATACGGTAACCTTTGGTGATATTACGGAAGTAGACTTAAACAAACAAACT